CATGGATGTTACCTGGTGCTGGCATAGAAGATAATGCGATAGCTGTTGTACGTGGTGCCAGAAAGATTTTAACAAATGTTATGCAAGAATACGACATGATGCGTCTTCAGATAGCCGTTCGTGTGTCGAATGATACAGCTTACAAGTTTGCAAAATCATTGTATTTTAAAGAAGAAGCAATAATGCGACAATTCGGTCCAGAAGGTGCCGATTATTATTTAATGACGAGGTTTGTATAATGGGCGGTTTATTTAGTTCACCAAAAGTACCAGGAGAAGATCCAGAAGCAAAAAAAGCCAGGCTTAGAGCTGAGCAACGTGCAGAGACTGCCGAAAGAGAGTCAGCTGCACAGGCAAGAGCAAAAGTTAAATCTATGAGAACAGGCGGTATGAGACTTCTGTTTTCACCAGCAAGACAAGAAGGCGAAACGCAAACTAAACTTGGAGGTGATTAATGACCAAGATTAAAGAAGATGAGCGTATCTTTACAAAAAACGTACAATCAACTGAATCTGTAGAGGAAAAAGTAGATGCCAAAGAAACTGGAGAAAAGGCTGCTCCTAAGAGCAGAAAAACTAGGGCTAAAAGAAAAGCGTAAAAAAGCCTATGTGTTTGGCACTATGGCTAAAATAGAAAAAGCAAGGAGTAAGTAATGGCTGTTTTAGATAAAGACACAGGATTAGTAACAAAAGATATAAGTGCCCAGAACACTTTTAGTGATGGTCTTTATGTCGTAGGTGACTTTAATCTTTCCATCTCAGGAACATTTGTAGGAACTGTAACTGTACAACGTAGCTTTGACCAGGGTGCAACATGGCGTGATGTAGATACATTCACGGCACCAATCGAGACAGCTGGTTCAGATCCAGAGCCTGTTGTTGTTTATAGAGCTGGCATAAAAACTGGTGAATATACCTCAGGAACAGCATCAATTCGTATCGGCAGATAGGACGCAACATGGTTGCTAAAAGATTCCAGAATCCCAAAGGTGGACTAAACGAAGCTGGTAGAAAATTTTTTAAGCGTACCCAAGGTGCCGATCTAAAAAGACCAGTAAAGTCTGGTGATAATCCACGCCGTGCTTCCTTCCTATCACGGATGGGTAACAACCCTGGGCCTGAGAGAGACGCAAAAGGAAGACCCACCCGCTTGCTACTATCCCTCCAAGCCTGGGGTGCTTCTTCAAAAGCAGATGCACGCAAGAAAGGTGCAGCTATAAGCAAAAGAAATGAGAGTAAAAATGCCTAAATTAAATGTAAAAGATATTATGGCTAGAGAAGCGAAAGCACAATCTCGTAAAGATGAATGGAGATCTATTTACGAAGATTGTTATGAGTATGCTTTACCGCAACGTAATTTATATTCTGGTTATTACGAAGGCAAGGTGGCTGGTAAATCCAAAACAGCCAGGATATTTGACTCTACAGCGATACACGCAACACAGCGTTTTGCTAACAGACTGCAAGCTGGTTTGTTCCCACCATACAAAATGTGGTGCAGACTAGAGCCAGGATCAGGCATACCAGAAGAAAGTCAATTACCAGCACAAGAAGCATTAGATAAATTTAATGTACGTATGTTTGAGACATTACGACAAACAAACTTTGACCTGGCTATGGGTGAGTTTTTATTAGACCTGGCTGTTGGTACAGCTGTTATGATGATTACACCAGGCGATGAAGCAACACCAGTTAGGTTTACATCTATTCCGCAATACTTAGTTGCTATCGAGGAAGGTAATTACGGCAATGTTGATAACATATACCGTAAGCTAAGAGTTAAAGCAGAAGCAATCGAAAGAGAGTTTCCTGGTTTGCAAATGACAACAGAACTGCAAGAAGCTATTGACAGGAAGCCAGAAGAAGAACTAGATCTGTTTGACGCAGTTATATTTGACCAGGAGTCTGGTAGATATCATTATCATGTTATATGGCCTTCTAAACGCCAAGAATTAGTTTATCGTGAAATGCGTTCTAGTCCATTCATTGTATCCAGATACATGAAAGTTGCTGGTGAAGTTTATGGTCGTGGACCATTAGTAACTGCGATAAGTGATATTAAGACACTAAACAAAACTTTAGAATTAGTATTGAAAAACGCAAGCCTGGCTATTGCTGGTGTTTATCTTGCAGCTGATGATGGCGTTCTCAATCCACAGAACATAAAGATACAGCCTGGTGCTGTCATATCTGTTGCCAGAACTGGTGGACCGCAAGGAGCATCACTGGCACCTATGCCTAAGTCTGGTGACTTCAATACAAGCCAAATTGTTATCCAGGACTTACGTATTGCTATTAAGAAAATAATGATGGACGATACATTGCCGCCTGATAATATGTCCGCAAGATCAGCTACTGAGATAGCAGAAAGAACAAGAGAGCTTGCAACAAATCTAGGTAGTGCATTTGGTAGACTTATAACAGAAACAATGGTACCGATAGTTAGTCGAGTATTATTTGTTTTAGACCAGCAAGGACTAATTGACTTACCGCTAAAGGTTAATGGTGTTGAAGTTAAAGTAACTCCAGTATCACCGCTAGCACAGGCACAAAAGCTACAAGAGATTAACGATATTGTGCAGTATATGCAGATTGCAAACTCTATGGGACCGCAAGGACAAGCAACGATTGCTGTTCCTAAAGTCCTGGAATTTATTGCAGAGCGTCTAGGAATAGACCAGAATGTGTTAAACAGTCCAGAAGAGCAAGCGGCAATATTGCAACAAATGGCACAAATGCAACAACAAATGGAACAGCCACAAGAAATGACTGACGGTGGTGCTATGGAGGGAGCTATTCAATGAGCGACGCTGATGGGTGGGAGTCTTTAGAGACTGCGTTTGCTGAACCAATAAAAGCAGATGACATAGATATCATGTATGGACGTGTATTCAAATCAGAAGAAGGACAAAAAGTCCTACATCATTTAAGAAAAATAACAATAGAGCAACCAACTTGGAATCCAGGCGAGGATTCATCTTATGGTTATGTCAGAACTGGCATGGCTGAAATAGTACGTTTAATAGAAAAAAGGGTCGAAAGGAGTAACAATGGATAATCAACAAGCCGTACAAGGCACAGAGGAAGCCGCAATAACGCAGCAACCTTTAATTAATCCAGAAGCAGCAATGGAAGCACCAGAGAATGTGCAAGAAGCACCAATACCATTGCATGAAGAAGCTAAGGCAGATGCGACACAGCACACAACAGATACTGAGGAAGAAGCACCTTTAGAGCGTCCTGACTATTACCCAGAAAAGTTTTGGGATGAAGATGGTCCAGACGTAGAGAAGTTAGCAAAGTCTTATGCTGAATTAGAAAAACAATTTAAGGCTGGCAAACATAAAGCTCCAGATGGTGATTATGATATCAAAGAATTGGTTGAAAAAGGTTTAGATCCAGAAGATCCAACCGTTGCCGCTTACACAGAGTGGGCAAAGGAATATGGTATATCACAGACAGCATTTAATGATTTAGCATCAAAGGTTTTAGAATTAAGCAATGATGCGAATGAAGCTGTCGAGGTAGATCGTAGAGAAGAGATGAATAAGTTAGGCGAAAGAGCACAAGAAAAGATTGCTATGACTGAGCGATTGTTAATGAAAGCACCGCTTAACACACAAGAGCGTGAAGCTATTGCTTACAGCCTTAATAATGCTGATGCTATCAATGCTTTCCTTAAATATCATTCATCGTTAACAAACGAGGGTATACCAATTCAAGGAGCTGTTTCTACTCCAGAAATGAGCCGTTCTGATCTTGAAGCAGCTATTGCTGACCCAAGATGGAAGACTGATCCATCTTTCAGAACTAAGATAGAACAGCAATGGTTAAAATCAAATAATTAGTTTTATTGCAAAATAAATTAAATTAGTTTATTATGGTATGCGAAGGCTAACCGCTTGCGGCCCTTCTATGTGGTGAACCCACTGGTGGCATGACTATTTCATGCAAGCAACCGCCCTAATAAACGGTCAACGGTATGCGTCATAACTCTAACTTTAATGGGAGAAAGTGCTATGGCACAGAGTATAACCAACGCTTTTGTTACTCTCTTCGAATCAGAGGTAAAACAAGCATATCAAGCCGAGGCTTTGTTACGTGGAACTATGAGAACACGTACAGGCGTACAGGGCAACACCGTCAAATTTCCTAAAATAGGTAAAGGCGTTGCAACTGTTCGAGTGCCTCAAACAGATGTGACACCGCTAAATGTTACATACAGCCAAGTCACAGCAACAATGAGCGATTATATAGCTGCTGAATACAGCGACATATTCCATCAATCTCACATCAACTTTGATGAGAGAAGGGAGCTTGTCGAGGTAGTATCTAAATCTATCGCTAGAAGAATGGATCAGCTTTGCATTGATGCACTTGACGCTGCTTCATCTCCATCAACAGTTGCCACCAGCGTAGGTGGTGCTGCAAGTAACATGAATATTGAAAAGCTAAGAGCAGCTGCCAAGGCACTTAATGAGAACAATGTGCCGTCAGAAGGTAGATACATGCTTATGCACGCTTCTCAATTAGATGCTTTACTTGGTGAAACAGAGGTTACTTCTAGTGACTTCGCAACCGTTAAGGCGCTTGTCCGTGGCGAGATTAGCTCGTTCATGGGTTTTGAAATCCTTACCATGGGTGACCGTGATGAGGGTGGTGTGCCTAAACCATCAACCAGAACTTGCTTTGCTTGGCATCGTGATTCAATGGGATACGCAGAATCAATGGCTATGAAATCAGAAGTTAATTACATTCCAGAAAAAACTTCTTTCTTAGTTTCATCAATGTTTTCTGCTGGTGCCGTTGCTATTGACGATGAAGGCATCGTTAAGATATCTTGTACTGAATAAGGAGGATAAACGATGGCTTTTGATTCAACTGGTTTTGCAACAATAGGAGCAAGTAAGAAAGGTAATGCACCTTCTATCTATTCCTACCAAACAGCAGACACTATCGCTACTGTAAACACAGAAGGTTATTTTAATGACATTTCTGATACATTAGCTGTTGGTGATCTAATCTATTGTGTCACATCTACTGGTGGCACAAGAGTTAGCACACTGACACAAGTCTTATCAAACTCCGCTGGAGTTGTTGACGTTGCTGATGGCACTACGCTAGCAGCGACAGATGGTGACTAATCTTGATTGGGCAGCTTCGGCTGCCCTTTCTTAAAAAAGGAGATCAGTATGGCAGCTGGCGATACAAGTTTATCAATTTGTTCTGATGCACTTATTATGCTGGGAGCCGCACCGCTTTCTTCCTTTACAGAAGGTACTGACGCAGCTCAGGCTTGCGACAGACTTTACCCAGATCTTAGAGATAGCTTATTATCCAGATATCCTTGGAGCTGGTCTTACCAAAAAGAACAACTGGCTAGATTAGCAACTGTACCTACAAACGAATGGAAATATGCTTACCAGTTACCTGGTAGTATGCTTTCTGGTGTAAGAGCTTTATTTGCCAGCTCTGGCACAAATGAAAGTCCTTTGCGTTATGGCTGGGAAATATACGGTGACCAGATCTACACAAATTTAGAAACAGTTTACATAGATTACCAGGCAACAATAAGCGAGAGCAAGATGCCAAATTATTTTGTGCATTTTTTGCGTACAGCAATGGCTGCTGAGTTAGGCATGGTTATTACAGATCAAGTAAGTAAGGCTGATTATTTTAGGTCTTTAGCTTTTGGATCACCTGGAGAAAATGGACGAGGTGGTCTGTTTCGTGAAGCAATGAATATTGACAGTCGTGGCCAACCACCACAAGTTATTGAGGATTATTCTCTTGTAGATGTAAGGGGTTAATATGGCACGGATAATTCAGTTTCAAACAAACTTTAGTGTTGGTGAACTAGATCCGTTACTTCGTGCTAGAACTGATTTACAACAATACAAGAATGGATTAGAGACAGCTACAAATGTTATTGTACAGCCGCAAGGCGGTGTAAGGCGTAGACCTGGTACAAAATTCATACATGACTTTGGCACAACATTTACAGATTTTAAAATCATACCGTTTGAGTTTAGCGTTAACGACAGCTATACACTTGTTTTTGTAAACCAACGTATATATGTATTTAAGGCTGGTGTTTTACAAACAAACATAAATGGTAGCGGAAATGATTACATTACGGCTACTGTCATAACAGCAGCAATGCTAGATGAATTAAATTATACACAGGCTGTGGACACATTAATTCTTTGCCATGAGGACTTAGAGACGCAACGTTTGGTACGTAATAGCGATACTAGCTGGACACTTGAAGCCTTGCCGCTAACATTTATTCCTCAGTACGCTTATAACTTACAGACACAAAATCCTGATTTTACGATTACGCCAGACGCAGTTTCTGGCAATGTAACTATTACAGCTTCTTCAGTAACTACTGATACAGGTACAGCACAGGCTGGCACAACAACTACGATTACATTAAAAGCAGCTACAAGCTATACTACTGATGATGCGTGTAATGGTTTTTCAATACATATTACGGCTGGTACTGGATCTGGTCAACATAGACATATAACAGATTATGTTGCGTCAACTAAAATTGCAACTGTCGCAATCCCTTTCGACCCAGCACCAGATGCTACTAGTCAGTACGAAATTAAAGCATGGGGTGAGAATAGCGTAGATGAATATATAAATATAAGCAATGGTTTTGGCCGTGCTAAGATTGTAGAATATGTAAGCAATACTGTAGTCAAGGTGCATGTTGAGGTTCCGTTTTTCGACACAGATGCTGTTGTTGCTGGAGATTGGGAACTGGAATTTGGTTACGAAAACACCTGGTCAAGCACAAGAGGTTGGCCAAGAAGTGCTGCTTTTCATGAAGGCAGATTATATTTTGGTGGAAGTAAATCTAGGCAGAACACAATATGGGGTAGTAAAGTAGTTGACTATTTTAATTTTGATGCTGGCACAGGTCTTGATGATGAGAGCCTGGAAGCAACAATAAATACTAATCAACTTAACGTAATCACTCATATAAACTCAGGTCCTGATCTGCAAATCTTTACAACAGGCGGTGAGTTTGTTGTTATCCAGGCGAATATAAATCCTATTACGCCTTCAACATTTCTTATAAAAAGGCAGAGTCAAATAGGTAGCAAACCTGGTGTTCCGATTGAAACACTTGCTGGTGCTACTATTTTTGTGCAACGTCAAGGTAAATCTATTATTAGTTTCCAGTTTACAGATTCTACAAATAGTTATGGTGCAGTGCCTTTATCTGTTCTTAGCTCGCATTTACTAAGTGATCCAGTAGATTTATCAATTAGGCGAGCAGCATCAACAGATGAAACAGATAGATTATACCTGGTCAATACTGATGGAACTATGATTGTTTATTCATTATTACAATCACAGAATGTTATAGCACCGTCTAAGTTTACAACTGACGGCAGTTACATTGCTGTTGCAAACGAATTAGCGACAACGTATGCGATTGTAAAACGTACTGTTAATGGTAATGTAAATTATTATTTAGAGCAGTTTGATGATGATTTAACACTAGATGCAGCTAAAACTGGTGGTGCAGCGGCTAGCGTTACTATGGGACATCTTGAAGGCAAAGAAGTAGAAATTATTCGTGACGGTGTTTTAGAAAGTGCACAGACTGTACCAGCGTCACCATACACTATAACTTTTGCCACAGCATCAACGACATCATACCAGGTAGGACAAAACTACACGGTGACTGTTAAAACGCTTCCAGCGGAGCCACAGCTCGCTCAAGGCACTGTTCAAGCTAAAAAGAAAAGAATAATGCAAGTAGATGCTATTGTGTTTGAGACACAAAACTTAACAGTAAATGATAAACTGGTTCCGTTCCGTAATTTTGGTGTAGCTGTTCTTGATGACGCTGTACCAGAGTTTACTGGAACAAAGACTGTGCATGGCATGTTAGGCTTCAGCGGCACAGGACAAATAACATTAAGCCAGAGTGTACCGTTAAAGATGACGGTATTGGGAATTGAATATCATATGAGCGTGGGGAATTAATATGGCAGCGTTTGCAGCAGCATCACTAGCAACTAAAGCAATGATAGTAACGACAGCAGTTTCAACAGCAATGCAGATACAGGCAGCTAGACAACAAAAAGCAATTTATAACGCACAGGCAGCACAAGCTAGATTAAAGGGCAGAGCAAAAGCAACTGAGTATAAAAATCAAGCTGCCAATGTTATGAGAAGATTAAACGAGACTTTGTCTACAACTATAGCAAGAGCAAGTGTTGGTGCAGATCCTTTATCAGGTTCAGCTCTAACCATGAACAATTTTGCTATATCAGAAGCGGCTGGTGAATATTATACATCTAAAGATAACCAGGTATTAGCTCTCTCTAATGCTGACGCACAAGCTAACATTTATAAAGCAGCTGGCCAGCAAGCAATGATGACAGGTTATGCTAATGCAATAGGTACCGCTTCTACAGGGTATTATCAGGCATTAAAGATAGGAACATAGGATAAAGCATGGCAAAATTACCAAGATATCAAAGATTAGGTGTAAAGTCCGTAACACCACCAGATTTTGATTATGCCAATTTAAGAGAAGCAAAACGTTTTGCACAGACGGTTTCGCAACAAGTAGATAGAATGAATCAGTTTTTTGTTAAAGAAGCTGAGATGGAAGCTAAGCAGCGTGGATTAACTATGGTTGAAGAGCAAGGTGCTCAAACAATATTAAAACAATTTACTGGAGAAAAAAGACCTACTACTGTTGTTCAGCAAACAGCATTTGAAGCAGCTAATAGAATTGCTTCCGCAGAAATAGAAGTAGAAGCACGTGCTGAAATAAATAAAATTATATCTGATGCAAGAATAAACAAAACACCACTAGTTGATTATCCTATGCCTGATGGTAGCATGGCACCTGGCGTAAGAACAAAAATACAAGATGTAGTAGATGGATTCCCAGCTGGTCTTGCAGATTTAGATCCAGTAACAGCTGGTGTGCTTAGAGCTAGGCTTGGATCTGTAGCTCAAGACAAAGAGCTAAGTTATAGCGAAGACTATGAAAAGTATAAAATACAACAAGTCAAGGGTAGATTTGCAACGTCTTTAGCTCAATACGAACAAGACCTATTTCAGTATGCGGCTTCAGAAAACGGCACAGCAGATGGTTTGGAAATAAGAATAAATGACATTGCAAATAATATGCGTGATTTGCAGATTAGCGAAGCTGATATTAGCAAGTGGACGATAGGTGCAAGGACAAAAGCAAGAAAAGAAGGAACTATTGCTGAGTTTCAAAGATTACCTACACTAAAAGATAAACAAGACTTTCTTGACCAGTTAACAAAAAAACCACCAGCAGAACTTGGTGTTGAAGATACAAGAACTTTAGTGCGTTCATTAAGAACCGAATTAAGTAAAGGTCTAACACAGCTAAAAACAGCTGGTACTACGCTAGAAAAACAATTACGTGATGACATAAAGGTAATAAAAGAAGGTGGTACTGTACCGCAAGATCGTCTTAATAATTACAGTTTGCAAATAACAAACGCCCAGGGCGATGACCAGCAATATTTTGTTGGTGCTATCAATGAATATAATAATTTAATTACATCTATTAACGTAATGGACAGCGTTAAAAGAATGACACCGACTGCTCTTACAGATTATATAAATGAGATATCACAGGGCATGAAAGGCGAAGGTGGCAAAGGTAGAGACACAGAAACAGAACAATTAACATACGATATAGCAACAGATTATTTGCAAACAATGGATACAGAAATGAATAGAGATCCGTATTCGTTTGCTGTAAGAAATGGCTTGGTACCTTTTGAGCGTATTGCTGATGACCCTCAAAAGCCAGACGAATTTAAAGCATCTTTACAAGCAAGAGCTAATCAAGCCAAGTTAGTATCAACACATTATGGCGTAGACGTTAAGATATTTACAGATGCAGAAGCAACAAGATTTGTAAACATATTAAAAGGCGATGGTGAATTACCAAATCCAGATGGCACAACAAGACCAATAACTGCTATAGATCAAATTGCTACGGTTACGGCAATGGTTAGTGCTTTAGGAGAAGATACATCTTCCGCTTTAGAGCAGATTGCACCTAAATCACCAGAGCTAGGACATATAGGTGGCCTGGTATTATTTGGTAGATCAGAAACAGCTACTATGGCTTTTAAAGGCATGGCACTCAAAAGAGATGGTATGGTAGCTATTGGCCTAAATAGCCTAGAAGCAAAAGAACTTTTTAAAAGCACGGTAGGTCCAGCACTTGTTGCAAGTGACCAGGTATATGCTGCGGCAAAAAGAACAACCGATGCAATTTACAATCACTTAGCTAAAACTGAAACTCAGTTTAATGCAGATATTTATACAGAAGCAGTTAAGTTAGCTCTTGGGAAAGGTGCTGATGGTGGTGGCGTAGATACTGTAAATAATGTCCCAACATTTTTATTTCCAGGCTTGATAGATGATGATTTAGAATTAATGATGAAAGAAATAAAAGTTGAACAAATAAAAGATCTATCAGGCCAAGACATAGATAAAAAATTATTAGAAGATATAAATGACAATAATTTTGTTATGATGCCAGCTCCAGAGCATTTAGAACCAGAAAAAGGTGATTATGTTCTTTATAGAGAGGGTGCTGGTGGTAAGACATTTGTCGCAGATGCAACAGGTGCACCAATTATACTTAACGCTTTGAAATGGAAAACTAAGTATGCAAGGCCAGCTAGTATAGGTGCTATGTTAAAACAAGCCCAAAGAAATAAAGTAAGAAAATAATGAGTATTTTCCTAGGCAAAAAAGACCCTACTGTAATGCTTGACTTTGCACCGCAGTCAAAAGGCTCGTTAGGATTCTTAGATAATTTAACAAAGGCTTATGAGAACTTTGAAGCTAACAGAACGTCTGTATCTGATGCTAACTTGCTGGAAGAAGAGCTGCAACCATATGTAGAAATATTACAAAAAGAAGCCGAAAGTGGATTTCAATTTACCGACACAGGTATGAGAGTAGGTTATAACCCAGCACATAATTTAAGATTAGGTTTGTTTAATGACGAACTTAGGATGGGCAATTTTCAAAAAGCAGCTGATGGATTAGAGTCTCAAATTAAAGAATTATATAACAGCAATCCAGAAAAATACCCAGATCTTAAAGACTTTAGCGTTCTTAGTGCATATGAAAGAACAAAAGAAAGAGCTGTTAAAATTGAAAACGAATATAACGAAGTTGTGCAAAGATCACCTGGTTTGTCTAACTGGTTTGCACAAACATTTGGTGAGATTGGTAGTGCCGCTACAGACCCAGCTTACGCAGCTGCATATTTATTCGGTGGTGGTAGTGGCCGATTATTACAAATAGCTTTAACAGAAGCAGCACTAGGTGCTGGTGCAGAAGCACTCATAGCAACAAAGGTACAAGATTGGTACAAAGAAACTGGCCGTGAATTTACAGAAGAAGAGTTTTGGACACAGGTTTTACTTGGTGGAACAATAGGTGCAGCATCACCGTTTGCTTTTAGAGGACTTGGCATTGTCGGCGGCAAGACTGTACAAGGCGTTAAAATGACAGCCAAGCAAATGAGGAAAGGCTTACAAGTCTTAAAAGAAAGCGGCTCGCCTTCTACTCCACTAGGGCGAGCTGCCGAGAATGAGCTAGACAACCAGGTCAATATTGAAGAAACAAATCCGCTAACATCTAAAAAGGTAGACTCAACAGAGCAAGTTACAGAACTCAACGCTGTAGTAGAGCATAAAGACCGTTTAGAGAAGGCTGAGCAAGCCTTTGAGGTAAATCAGGCACCACCAATACCAGACAAGCCAACCATTACCCCACGGCCTTATAAGAGCGTTTATGAGCCAGATGAAAATACTGGTGATAAATTAAGATTTAGTCCAGACGAACTGCTTGTTGATGCACAGACATTTCAATTTAAAGAAGGTGGTGACAAAGAAGGTGTTGTTTCTACGTTGTTGGGCGTTACACGCTGGGAGCCGACATATGCTGGTGATGTAATGGTGTTTGAATACGCAGACGGCAGAAGGTTTATTGCTGATGGGCACCAGCGTCTTGGCCTGGCAAAACGTATTCTTAAACAAGACCCTAAACAAGATATACAAATGTGGGGTTTTTTATATCGTGAAGTTGATGGATACACACCAGAGCAGATAAGAGTTATGGCAGCTAAAAAGAACTTAGCAGCTATGCCTTCTGAGCGTGGCACTGAAGTTATTGAAGCCGCTAAGATTATAAGAGCTGATCCAGGTGCAGTTAAAGACTTGCCACCAAAAATTGCTGTTGTAAGACAAGGGCAGAATATAGCCAGGTTACAAGGAGCAAACTTTCAGACTGTTATTAACGGTGTAATACCTTTTAATTATGCAGCAGAAATAGGAAGACTAATACCAGATGATGCTGGATTACAAGAAGCTGCTATTAAAATATTAGCAAAAACAAATCCAAGAAATATCGTAGAAGCAGAAGCAATCATACGCCAGGTAAGAGAAGCTGGTGCAGAACAGATAGAACAAACAACTTTGTTTGGCGATGAACTTATATCAGAAAGTTTTTATTTAGAAAGAGCCAGGTTAATAAGTAGAGTTACTGCGTCTCTAAGAAAAGATAAACAAGCATTTCAAACACTAGTAAAAAATGCTAGTGAATTAGAAGATGCTGGTAATGTACTAGCTAGATCAGAAAACGAAAGGAGAGCTATTTATGACCAAACAGCACTCGAACTCATCCAAACGCTTGCAAACAGAAGAGGGCCGTTATCAGACGAACTCACGGCTGCTGCAAGACTTGCCAGGTCAAGCGGTAAATATGACGAAGCTGAACGAATGGTACTCGAAGCTGTCAGACGAGGAATTGCTAATGGCGACTTCGATGGGCTTAGAATTGGCGATCAGGGAACAACTTACAAACGTCAGGAGGAAGTACGCACAGAGCCAGATCGAATTGACCAAGCAGCAGAAGAATTTACCGAGCCAGGAGGTTTAGGTTCTGAGCGTCAAGCAAATCAATTAGAAGAAGATTTGTTTGGTGCAAGAGCTGATGAAACACTTGACCCAGTTGTCCAGGAAAGACAAGAGGTTGGTAAGTTATTAGATGAAGCTGCATCCATTGAGCAGATAGAACAGCATCCATCAATCATAAAAGCGTCAGACGAAGCGATTGCTATACAACAAACAGATACCGTAGAAGGATATCTCACAGAGCAATGGGCAGCATCAAGAACATTTAAGTTTGACTTAGATGAAATAACAGGGTATGAAGAAGCTATACCAAGACTATATGATGATGCAAAAGCGTTAGCATATCGTAATATGGGCATGGAAGTACCAGCTAATCCTATAGATTTTAACAGACAAGCTACGATTATTATCGGTGCTCCAGCCGCTGGCAAAAGCTCTATTGCTGATCCTTTAGCTGTTGCTAGACGTGCAGCTATTATAGATGGTGACGAAGCAAAGAAAGTAATGCCAGAATACGCTGGTGGTATTGGTGCTAATGCTGTTCATAGAGAAAGCCAATTTATGATTGGCCAGGTAGAAATGTTAGCAAAAGCAGAAGGTGCTAATATTGTTATACCTACAGTAGGAAGTGATCCAGCAAAGATACGTACTATGATTGCTGAATTAAAGGAAGAAGGTTATAGTGTAGCATTATTAGATTCACAAGTAAGTGCTGAAGAATCTATGACTAGGATGCTAAGAAGATTTGTTAGTACAGGAAGGTTGATACCTATATCTGTTATGAAAAGATATGGTAACAAACCAAGCCAAACATATGATATACTAAAAAAAGAAGGAGTAGCAGATGGCTATGCAAGAATCGACAACAACGGACCAAGAGATGCAGAAAAAGCAATCCTCGAAGACACGTCAGGGATATTGGAAGGGACGAGACTTCAATTACGAGATGGCCGAGGAACAGGCAAGGAAAGATTTACAAGAGCCGTGGGTGAAGAATATGGTGGCGAAAATATTATCGAAACGGACTCAAGCCTAGAATTAGATATGGAAATACCTATCATAAGCAAGGTAGATGAAACTGGAGAACTAACCGCAGAAGTAAAAACTATTCGACAGATAAAAGAAGAAGCAGCACAAGAAGATCAAATGCTTAATCGTTTAGAAGGCTGTGTATCATGAGTTTTAAGGATTGTATAAATAACGCTGAGATTGAAGGTCCTGACAATGGCGGCATAACTAAAGAACAAGCTGATACTGCCAGGACTTTATTTAATCAGCTAGAAGAACAATACCAGGGAAGAATGAATCGTGCAGCTGCACAACAACAAGCAGCCAGGGATACATTTAATTCATTGAAGTTAAACGCTGTTGAGAAGCGTAGACGTAATGGTTTGATGGCCGTAGCCTTTAAACAACTTAAAACTAATCTGGATACGTTCCGTAATGCACGTGGTGAGATAGATTATGCACAAGCAGCAAGTGCATTGTTTGCACCGTTAGAAGCTGGGCAGCCAGCCAGGTTTTCAAACGTAGAGACTAGGCAAGCGGCGTATAGAGCCAGGGCACATCGTCAATTAGCAGAAATATTAGTTACGTTTACACCTAACTTATTAGGCAAAACACGTAACAAAGCAAAGATGAAAAATCTTGTATATGAAGTTTTTGGCAAAGATACTGGTGATGCAAGTGCCAGGGAAATGGCACAAGCCTGGCTAAAAGTATCTGAGCAAATGAGATTAGACTTTAACCGTGTTGGTGGCCGAATAGCTAAAAGATTAGACTATGGATTACCACAATTCCATGACAGATTAAAAGTAGGCAAAGTAACCGAAAGCGAATGGATTGACTATGTGGTGCCAAAACTCAACCTGGAAAAGATGATTGATGAAGGTACTGGTTTGCCATTTACAGATCAATCAATACGCCTGGTCTTAAAAGATGTATATGAGACTATTACTACTGATGGCATGAATAAGTTTATTCCTGGCAAAATACACCAGGGCAAAGGACTGTCTATGGCAAATAGACGCATGGACCATAGATTCCTAGTGTTTACTGGACCAGAAGATTGGCTGGATTATCAAATCAAGTTTGGTAATGACAATCCATTTGACGTTATGTTTGGTCACATAAACTCTATGGCAAGAGATACTGCCATGTTAGAGATATTTGGCCCAAATCCAAGAGCGATGGTAGACCACATTAAAGGCTTGATATCTAAACAAATGGGCAAAGATAAAGCCAAGGGAGCTAATGCAAAACTTGATAGTTTATATTTAGCTGTTACTGGTTCTATTAATTCACCCATAAATGAAAAGTTTGCTAATACAATGGCAACTATTAGAAATCTTAATGTTGCAGCACATCTTGGTTCTGCAATGCTTTCAGCTATAACAGACCCTAACTTTGGTAGAATAGCAAGACGTATGAATG